AGTCTCGTAACAATATCAATGCTATGTATACTAGCCAGCAGCCTTCTGGTGGTCAGGCTACTAAGTTTTATTCCTCATGTATTGTTAAACTCTTTTCTTCAGAGTCAGACAATCAAGCGATTAAGGGCAAGATCAAGGTAGGAGATAAATTAATTGAAGAAAAAATTGGCAGAACTATTAAGTGGGAACTACAGTTCTCAAAAACCTCCCCAGGGTTTCAATCTGGCGAGTATGATTTTTATTTTAGAGGTGATAATATTGGTCTTGACACCATCGGTGATCTTGTTACTACTGCTGAACTAAACGGTATTGTAGAACGAACAGGTGCCTGGTATATCCTTCCTGACGGAACAAAGGTGCAAGGCAAAGAAGCATTTGTTAATCGTGTTAGAGAGGATCTTGACTTGCAAGAATCAATCAAGTCTAAGTTAAATGGCTAACTATAGTATATATCCAGGTAAGTTTCTTTGTAAGACTTGCAAAAAAGAAGTAAAGACCATGAGAGTTTATTTGGATACTGGAATGGCTTCTTGGATGTGTTCTGATAAACATTTGTCAGAAATCATGTTGTTTAAAAAGGGATACAAGAAAGTAAAACAGGATGACTGAGAAAAGCGAAAGTAAGAGAATAGGTGCTAAGCAGCACAAGAACTCTGGACGCAATACACAAAAGGGAGATGCTTCCTGGAAAAACTTTGTTGTAGACTTTAAAGAGGTGGGAAAGTCCTTTACTTTAAACAAAGAGATTTGGGCAAAGGCTACTACCGATGCCATGAAGAACGGAAAGGACCCAGCCATAGTAGTCGTAATGGGCGAGGGTAACTCTAAAGTAAGACTTGCTATAATTGAGATGAGCATATTAGAAGATCTAGTGGAGGAATAATGGAACAACAAGGAACAACAATAGATATGGTTAATGGTCTTTCAGAGATCGCAGACTATATGCAAGACGAAGAACTTACGGTAGCACTAACAATGATTGCTAAACTAATTATAAAGCCAGACATCCCAATCAATGTTGCTCACGTAGAGATTGTAAGGCTGCAGGCAATTGCTGCAAAGATGTCTTTTAAGGCTACGTGGATGGCCAATGTAGACAAGTCAGATCGTGGAAAGAAGAACCTTTATTATACGGCAGCAGAGTCGCTTAATAATTTAGTGTCTGCACTAAAGTACATAACCCGATAATCTGCTATACTTATACTAATAGAAACGAGAAATGATGACGAAGAATTTATTGCATACGGTAATGATAAAGCCAGAAGAAAAGCCGATTCACCGCATGGATATAGCGGGACTTGAGGCAAAGATTAAAGAAGGCTATACGATTACTCGTGTAGATAAGCACACAACAAAGAAAACTTTTGCACCATCAACTATTGCTTATGGCCATGGAGAGTGTGCAAGATATTGGTACCTTGCATTTGATGGTCAGGTTTTTGAAGATAATGCAGACGCATACGCATCAGCAAACATGACTGCTGGCACTCTATCACATGCAAGAATTCAAAACGCAATGCTAAATGCTGGTATTGTTAAGGTTTTCCGTGATGAAAATAATGAAGCAACAACAGAGTTTAAGATTATAAATGAAGATCCTCCTATCTTTGGGTATGGGGATGTCATGTTTAATTGGCAAGGAGAAGAACTCATTGGTGAAATTAAAACAATGATGAACGAAGGGTTTGAATATAGAAAGGCATCAGGCAAGGCCAAGACTGGTCACTTGATGCAACTACTTATCTATATGAAGATCTTAAAGAAACCAACAGGTGTCATGATTTATGAAAATAAAAATAATCATGAACTTCTTTTGATACCTGTAGATGTAAACGATCATTACCGTCGGTGGGTAGACCAGGCATTTGATTGGATGAGACTAGTTCGCAAGACATGGGAAGACAGAACCCTGCCAAACAAAAACTATAGATCAAATTCCAAGATATGCAAGTCATGCCCAATTAAAAAAGCATGTGAGTCTGCAGGTCCAGGCGTGTTAAAAATAGCACCCCTGGAGATTCTAAGTGAGACATTGTAACTTTTGCGATAAACAATTTGTTCAGTCAGTATCGTACCAAATATATTGCTCTGTTGACTGTAGAGAACTTGCAACAAAAGAAAAAATTGCTGCAAGGTATATGCAATCAAAAAGAGCAAAAAGAAAAGGAAAGACAAGACTTTGCAAGTCTTGCTCTATGCCACTTTCAATCTATAATGATTTTTCAGTGTGCTCATCTTGCTCTGTAAATCCAGACGCTGTGAGCAAAGCAATTAAAAAGATTAAGGATAAGACAGATGGTAAAAAATAAGTGGGGGCTAGAAATAAAGCCACACAACATGTGCGCCATTGATGCTAGTACAAATAGTCTTGCATTTGCTTTATTTTCTGGAGATGATCTTGAGTCTGTAGGAAAAATTAACTTTGAAGGAAACGATATATATGAAAAGGTTATGGATGCAGGGAAAAAAGTAAAAGCATTCTTTGATATATATGGTGGGTTTGAAGCAATAATTATTGAGCACACTGTATTTATGAATAGCCCTAAGACTGCTGCAGATCTTGCATTGGTACAGGGGGCAATCCTTGGATCAGCAGGACAAACTGGAACCAAGATTATAGGAAAGGTTTCCCCTATTACTTGGCAAAATTATATTGGTAATAAGAAAATATCAAAGGATGAGCAACTGTTTATTCGTTCTCAGCATCCAGGAAAATCTGTTTCTTGGTACAAGTCTTATGAAAGAAATATTCGTAAGGAGAGAACTATTAAGTTTATTAACACCATTTATGATAGATCAATTACTGATAACGATGTTGCAGATGCATGCGGGATTGGTCACTGGGCACTAAAAAATTGGGGGAAAGCAATTGGAGTTGACAAATAACATTATGGCTGCTAAACTATATACATCAGAAGTCTTTATGCGTAAGAGATACCTTATGGATAAAAAGACTCCAGAAGAGATTGCAAAGGAATGTGGATGCTCTCTAGAGACTATTTATGTTTACCTTGCTAAGTTTGGATTAAGGAAATCAAAACGATGAATAAATTTGAAAAAGCGTTGGTAGCACTTGCTGTAGCAGGTAGCGTTGGTTTTGCGTTTGCATTTGCTGCACTAAAAGGAATTCCAGAAACATTTGATTGGGAATCTGATGAAGAGGAATCTTATGAGTGATAATCTAAACATAACCGTTGACCAAGTAAATAATCCACTGCACTACACATCAGATCCATCTGGCATTGAGTGCATTGAGATAACTCGTCATCGTAATTTTAATATTGGTAATGCTTTCAAGTATCTTTGGAGAGCAGGACTTAAGGATGAAGCAAAGACCATACAAGATTTAGAGAAGGCAATTTTCTATATTAAAGATGAGATCAACAGGCTGGAAGGCAAGTATGTCAACTGAAGAAGATCTAGTTAAGCATCTTGACCAAGTCAACTTGGTAGTGGAAGAATATCTAAAGGGTAATGATCCAACAGTAATCTCAAAACAACTTGCTATACCAAGACAAAGAGTAGTAACACTTATCAATGAGTGGAAGGTTATGGCATCTGCTAATGATGCTATCCGTGCTCGTGCTAAAGAAGCATTAGCAGCAGCAGATACTCACTACAGCAAGTTGGTTTCTCGCACATACGAAGTTATTGATGAGGCATCAATGACAAATAATCTTAGTGCTAAAACTGCAGCAATCAAACTTGTGATGGACATTGAGTCTAAGCGTATTGACATGCTTCAAAAGGCTGGACTACTTGAGAATAAAGAACTTGCTGAAGAGATGATGGAAATTGAGAAGCGTCAAGAGGTTCTTGTTCTTATCCTAAAAGACATTGCGTCAGAGTATCCACAGGTTCGTGATGAGATTATGCGTAGGCTTTCTGCATTTGCAAAAGACAATGAGGTGATTACAGTTGTCCACGATGTTCAATGAGTTTCTTGAAGCACTACAGGATGACCACTTTCAAGAGATGCCAGTAGACGCAAGAACATTTGTTGAGGGTGAAGCATACCTTGGCCAACCACCATTGTCTGATATCCAGTACGATATTGTTGAGGCCATGAGCCAAATCTATCGTAAAGAAGATTTAATAAATCTTTTAGGTGAAGAAAAAGGATCAAGGTACTACGACAAGTACACAAAGAATGAAATCATTCTGCAACTTGGCAAGGGATCTGGAAAAGACTTCACATCAACCGTAGCATGCTCATACATTGTATACAAACTCTTATGTTTAAAAGACCCAGCAAAGTATTTTGGTAAGCCCTCTGGAGATGCTATTGACCTTATCAACGTTGCTATTAACGCTCAGCAGGCTAAGAATGTTTTCTTTAAAGGTTTTAAATCAAAGATCGAAAGATCTCCATGGTTTGCAGGAAAGTATTACGCAAAGGCTGACTCAATTGAGTTTGACAAGTCTATTACTGTTTACTCTGGTCACTCAGAAAGAGAATCACATGAGGGTCTAAATCTTCTACTTGCAGTGCTTGATGAGATTTCTGGTTTTGCATCTGAGGTTGGAACAGGAAACGAACAAGGAAAGACTGCTGACAATATCTATAAGGCTTTTCGTGGGTCAGTAGACTCTCGCTTCCCCGACCTTGGCAAGGTAGTTCTTTTATCATTCCCCCGTTATCCAGGTGACTTTATTTCAGAAAAGTATGATGATGTTGTTGCTGAGAAAGAAGTTGTAGAAAGAAGTCACAAGTTTACAATTAATCCACTACTACCAGAAGATAGTCCAGATAACAACTTTGAAATTTCGTGGGACGAAGATCAAATCATTTCATACAAATATCCAGGAGTATTCGCATTAAAGAGACCTACATGGGAAGTAAACCCTACACGCAAGATCGATGACTTTATGATTGCATTCATGACAGACCTTGGGGATGCTATGATGCGCTTTGCATGTGTACCAACCTTTGCTTCTGATGCATTCTTTAAGCAGGCAGACAAGGTAAGAGCCTGTATGACATTAAGAAACCCTGTGGATAACTTTAAAAGGTTTGACGATTCATTTAAGCCAGACCCAACAAAAAAATATTATGTACACGCTGACCTTGCACAGAAGCACGATAAGTGTGCAGTTGCAATTGCTCACGTAGAAAAATGGGTAAACATACAAGTAATTAATAACTACGAACAAGTTGCACCAATTGTAGTAGTAGATGCAGTGGCATGGTGGGAACCGAAGGTAGAAGGACCTGTAAATCTGTCTGAGGTTAAGCAGTGGATTCAGAATCTTAGAAGACTTGGGTTTGATATTGGTATGGTTTCCTTTGACCGTTGGCAGTCGTTTGATATTCAAAATGAATTAAAGCAAGTAGGAATGAAGACTGATACTGTTTCTGTTGCTAAAAAACATTATGAGGACATGGCTATGCTTGTATATGAGGAAAGACTTGCTATGCCAGCAATTGATTTATTGTTTGATGAACTAACACAGTTAAAGATTATGAAAAATGATAGAGTTGACCACCCACGCAAAAAGTCAAAGGACTTGGCTGATGCTGTATGTGGAGCAATATTTGGGGCAATATCACATACTCCAAAAAATATAGACACTGAAGTAGAGGTTCACACCTTTAAGGACAGACCAAAGACTCCAGAGGAGCAATTTGACCTGGAAAGTCGCAATGTGATACAATATAAACCTAGCCAAATAGCAGATATCCAAGACTATTTGGATGGACTAAAAACACTATAAAACAAGGAGAAATAAATTAAATGAACTCATTTAAGAAAATCGCACTAGCCGTGGTTGCAGCCATGACTTTGGGCATGGTCGCAGTAGCACCTGCAAATGCTACAGTAATGACAGTCGCAGTAACACTAGATTCAGTAGCAAACACTACTAACGGTGTAATCGCAACACCTGCTACATTACCAGTCCCAGCAGATAACACAATCGATGCAGCAGATGCACTACGCTTTGTGGCAACAGTAGCAGCAGGAACATCAGTTTCTGCAGTAGCAACTAACGCAACAATCGTATCAGCACTACACACATCGGCAGCACCAGTCGGAGCATCGTCAGGATCATCATCTTTGACAATCGCAACAGGCACTGGAACAACTGCAACATTCTTTGTCTACACAAAGACAACAGCAATTGGAACCGTTGTAATTAACAATGGTGGAACAACTCTTACATACTATGTACAGGGTACTGCTGGTAAGATCAACAACCTAACAGTTTCAGCACCTACAACAGGTGCTGCTGGTACAAAGCAAGACATCGTTGTAACTGCAACAGATGCATTTGGAAACAAGGTATCTGGTAAGTCAATTACAGCAACTGTATTTGCTTCAACAGCAGTTATGGATACAGCAACAGTAACAACTGGTGCTACACTAACAGATTTTGGAACAGCAACCTTTAAGGCTACTCTTCCAACAACAGGAACACGCTCACTAATTACATTTGCTCCAACAACATCAACAGATGCAGTTGCAGCAGCAGTAGTTGGTTTGACTGCTCCAACACTTGCTCCATTCGCAGAGATTGCAGTTCGTGATCTAGTATCAGAACTTGCTGCACAGACTGCTGCTAAGGATGCAGCACTTGCTGCTAAGGCAGTTGCAGATGCTGCAGTCGTAAAGGCTGCTTCAGATGCTGTTGCTGCTAAGGCTGCTTCAGATAAGGCACTTGCTGACGCAAAGACTGCTTCAGATGCTGCTCTTGCAGCAGAGAAGGCTGCTTCTGCTAAGGCACTTGCTGATGCAAAGGCTGTTTCAGATAAGGCTGCTCTTGATGCAAAGACTGCTTCAGATGCAGTTGTACTTGCTAAGGATGCAACTATCGCTAAGTTAACAGCAGATAATGCTGCTGCACTTAAGTCTGTAAAGGCTGCATTCAACAAGTTGGCTCTTCAGTGGAACAAGAAGAATCCAAAGGCAAAGGTTACTTTGCTTAAGTAATTATTCCAACACTAAAGGGGTTACCAATTACGGTAGCCCCTTTTTTGTGCAATAAAATGGTATAATCATCCTATCAGACATCAGTCTGCAAGGGGGAAAGGTAATCAAAAAACTAATACGCATAGCAGCAGCCACACTTTTAGCATTTGGCTGGCTTATTATTTCCCCAGAAGGTGCCCACTCCGATGATCCACTCACAGTCGCAGCCCAAGAAATCCAGGAACTTAATAACAGTATAGACGACCTTGGCTATCAAGATGAGTTTATATCCCTAATTGAAGAAGCAGAGGACAAGTATGAAATTGCTGTGTCTGCCCAAGAAACCCAGACTCAAACCTCTGACCTATATGATGATTCTCTTGACGCAGAATCCACGGCACTTGAAGAAAAAGACTTAGCCCAATCAGCAGTAGATGAACAAACAGAAGAGGTAGCCACTGCTTTAGAAAACAAAAATGATGCCTATGATGCTCTTGGTATAGCCAATATTAATCTACAAACAGCCCAGCAAGCCTTAAATAGTGCTGGTGGAGCAGGACTGGAATATACTGTTTATACCTTATTAAGAAATGGTAGCCAAGCAGTCACTGGATCTGTTATATGTAGTGGTACATGGAATTCAAATTCAATGCAACTTCCAGTTTGCGGTAATCGGTATGAAAACTTTATAGTTAATTTCAGTGGTCGGATTACAGTACCTTCATGGTTTACGCAGGCATACTTTGCAGGTTACACAGATGACGGTTTTAGAATGTATATTGACGGATCATTGGCCATAGACAACTGGGTAGAGCAAGGAACAACTTGGAGTGATTACTCTCCTGTATATGATGTAACTACAGACAAAACATTTGATGTAGAGATTTGGTGGTACAACGGGGGAGGACCTGGATCTTATCATCTTGGATGGGGAATTCCTGGAGGTTGGACTGGAGCAGGTTGTGACTATGCTGGAAATCCAAGAGTATGGGGACAAAACTTTAGTTGTAATTTAAATACATTCTCATCTGGACCTGGAGCAACCCAAGAACAAACCGACGACTACAACGATGCCCTTTCTGCAAAGAACTTAGCAGAGGATGTATACAATGATAAGTTAAATGTTTATAACCAAGCAGTCTCAACATTAAATGGTTACAATCAAACCTTAACTAATAAAACAAACGAATATAATAACTCAGTTTTAAATGTTGCAACGGCATTGCAAAATAAAAATAATGCTATCAGCGCATACAATCAAGCAATCAGTAATGTTAATAGTGCCATTGATAACGCATGGCGTTACTATGATGAACAATCACAAAGAGAAATTCAATCTGCTATTGCTCAAGCAGCAGCCAATGCTGCAGCCAATCAGCCTACCCCAGAGCCAAGTCCTGAACCAACTGCTGAAGAGCCACCTACCCCAGAGCCAAGTC